CATTTCCATATCCATGTCCATATTTGTAGGCACCATAACAATGTCAGGCATATCATATTCCATATTCATATCCATATCCATTTGAAAATCCATTTCAAACTCTTGCATTTCCATTTCTACAGACTCAAAAGAAAATTCTTCTACAGGTGCTTCTATAGCTTGAAAGGTAAAATCATCTGTAACTTCATTATTATCAAATATCATTTCTGCAACATCGTTAGCATCTTGGCCATAGTCCAATACTATAAATTCTTCAAGTTCTTGTATCTGTTGATTAACAATTGTAGTCACCACGTTGTAAAGTATATTGATCGAAACATCATCAAAGACTGGTCCTACGGCAAGAGAAATATCACGCCCTCCTACTTCAACTATAATTTTATTTAGAAAGCCAGAGAAATCGAAACTGCCGGAATACTGTTGGTAGCCTGATGTAACTCCAGATTCAGATAAGATATCAGTTCCTGTAAAAACTTCAGTATTTCCATATTTTCCTGTTACATGCATGTAGATACGATCAGCAGGATCTTGTTTATCTACTTTAATTGTATAATTAGTTTCACCACCATGTGTAATTGTTAAATCAGATATGTCAATAGTATTAATAAAAGTTGTACCCATACCTGTAACACCCATAGTAGAAGTTGTATTTCCACTACCTGTAATTTGTGCACATTTATCAGTACCTAAACCATAACAAGAATTACCTGTTGGCATACTAGCAGGCCCTTGGCCACCCCAATCCGAATCGAGATCCCCTTCTTTAGTAGAAGTTACATATCCATTAGAGCCATCTAATAGGTCTCCTGAATCTTGATTAGTGACTATAGTGTCTGTGACTTCTGACCCTGAAGTTTCACTAGTTGTACCTGGTGTACAAAGACCAACTGTTTCTGTAGTGCAAACTGCGTAAAGATTAGAATAGAAGCAGGAGAGTAATACCACCAAGAATATATTTCTTAATATCATTATGTCCTTCTTTTTTAGGTTCTTCTTTAATTTTTTGTTGTTCTTTTGTTTTAGCCATAGCTGCAAATACTTGACTACCTTCAGGTACCATGTGGGGATTATCTAACCAACCTTGTTTGGCTGAGTCGCCTATGGAACCCATGTACGGGCAAAAACTAGCTGACATCCACATTGCATCAAAAATTCTAGGGTCTGCACAAAGCGTAGCAACTGCAGCTACCCGCATATTCATACCGAAAAGTGACCTTGCTAGCTTAATCATTTCACAATTTGTGTCTTTGATTGTTATACCTGAACTAATACCTAAAACTTGAGTTTGAATACTTCCAGAATATCCACTCGTACATACATCTGAATTATTGACCACCACGCTTGGAGAATTTGCAGTTGGTGGTGTGTTATTTGTAACAACGGTTGACGATACAGTATTTGAGTCTGCTGCTCTTGTATCTGTAACTACAACTACAGTTGTAAATAAAACTAAAATACTAATTAAAAGAAAATTTTTTTTAAATATTTTTTCTACAATTAAAAAAAACTTGTATAAAAATCTTTCAGGGGTCACTACTCTAAACTTTTCATTTTCTTTGCCATAGATTTAGCTCGGTTGGGAGTTTGTTTTGCCCATCTAGAATCAAGCATCTCAATTGAAGCTGTTTTATATTGAGGTGGCTTAGATTTTAACGCACGCCACATAGCAGGGAACTTGGATACACCTGTTTTCCCCATTTGAAATACCATTTCTACAATTAATTCTCTACATAAATCATCAACTTCACATCCTTGCAAAAGTTCTTCTGCACCTGAAATAGCGTTTTCTAAATCCTTTTCTAATATTTCCATTAAAAAATCTTCTTCATATTCTTTATTATCTTCCCAAAAGTCTTCTACGCAAAGATGTCCGACTCCCACAGTTCT